TGTAGAATCTGCAGTAGTTTTTTTAGTAGTAGTATTGCTGCAGAAGACATAAAATTTGGAACAGTAGATCAAAAAAATGAAGCAGTGAATAATTTAAAAGAAAACGTTTGGAAAAATTTTGATTTTTGGGATCTACTTAAAAGTAATAATAACTTATGTAACTTTGAGTTTTTAGGTGGAGAGACCTTCTTACAGCAAAAAAACTTAGAATACCTACAATGGCTTGTTGATACAAATAAGAGTCAAAATTGTATGTTTGAAATAGTAACAAATGGAAGTACTGTACCAGATTCTATTAAAAATTACAGTGATAAATTTGAAAAACTTAATATTACCGTAAGTATTGATAATCTTCATAAAAGGTTTGAACTAGAACGCAGTGGTGTTAAATGGGTAGATTTAGAAAACAATCTTGACCTTTTTTGTAATCTTCCAAAATGCAGTGTAGGTGTAAATGTTACTGTCAGTATAATGAATGTATACTATCTACCTGAGATTATAGAATGGTTGAACAGTAAGAATATATTATATTATCATATAAGTATTTTACAATATCCAAGTTACTTGAGCATTAATAACTTGCCTTATGAATATAAAAACGCAATCATTAAAAAATTAGAAAAGTATAATTATAGTCAACTTGATTATATATTAAATGCTGTAAAAAATTCTGAAATTTCAGACGGAACAGAGTTTACACGATATATGAAATTCAAAGATGAGACTCGTAAAGAAAATTTTGCAGATACTCATCCAGAAGTTGCCATTCATTATTATAAGGATGCACAATGAAAATTGCAATTACGGGGCATAGCGAAGGCATAGGCAAGTGTTTTGCAGAAATACTTGCAGATCAAGGACATGAGATAGTTGGACTTAGTCGCAGGACGGGACACAATATTCGCAGTTTACAAAAAGTTGTAGGACCTATTGTTGAATGTGATTGGTTTATTAATAATGCACAAGTGGGATTTGCACAAACTGAGCTATTATATAAAGTATGGCATCAGTGGCACGACACTAAAAAAATAATTTGGAATATTAGTAGTATAATTGCCACGCAAGATAGTCCACATTTTGATATGGAAGAATACAGACTACAAAAGCAAACACTGGATCAAGCACACTATAATTTGAAACAACGTAGCAAGTGTAGACTTGTATTAATAAGACCGGGTAAAGTGGACACGCAAAATGAAGGTGGCACAGACGTACGGATATGGTGTAGTGCAGTTCTTGATACATGGAATCGCTGCCAGCAAGACAACCTAAACTTACAAGAGATAAGCATCAGCGATGGATCCTAAACGTGCTATAAATGGAACTTTTTGTCCAGTTCCTTGGGCTGGATTTATAATGAATCCAAATGGAGAAGTTAAAAACTGTGTTTTGAGTGAGCAACCACTGGGTAATATAAATGATACTGATATACAAGATATACTGGCAGGCCAAGCAAATACACAAGTAAAAACGTGTATGAACGCTGATAAACAACACACTGGGTGTATGAATTGTTATAAACATGAACAAGGTACTGCAGGCCTTAAAAACGTTCGCAGCGATAGATACTATTATTTAAAAGCACTAAGCAGCATACCCTATAGTGCATACGACACAATGGACACAACACTAAGCACAGTAGACATGCGTTGGCGTAACACCTGTAATCTTGGATGTGTATACTGCGGCCCAGAACTTAGTAGCACCTGGGCTAAAGAACTTAATACCACTATTGAAGTAAACGAAAAGCAACTTGCACAAACAAAAGAATATGTATTAGCAAATGCACCTAATCTTAAAAATGTATACTTAGCAGGCGGTGAACCACTGTTAATGAAAGAGAACAGTGAACTCCTGGATAGACTAGATCCAAGTTGCACAGTTCGTATTAACACTAATTTAAGCAATATTAAAGGCCCTGTGTTTAAACGAGCAAGTAAGTTTAAAGATGTACACTGGACAATCAGCGTTGAAACAGTGGGTGCAGAATTTGAATACATACGCTATGGTGCAGTTTGGGATACCTTCTTAGAAAATTTAGAAGCAGTAAAGCAGTTGGATCATAAGATTAGTTTTAACATGTTGTGGTTTATCCTTAATCCATACTCAGTATTTGATACAGTGGACTACTTCAAAGCACTGGGATATAGCGAAAACAGTTTTGTAATAGGTGCCCTAACAAGTCCACTAGCATTTGATGTAAGAAACTGTAATAGTAATACACTGCAAGATCTACAAAGTCATTTAAAAATGCGTATACAAGGCGCAAACAGAGACTATTTTTTACATAATAGTTATGTAAATATGCTTAAACATTTAGATGAAAACTTTGATAAACAAAGTAATAAAACAATACAAAAATTAGAAGAAATGGATAAACGTCGTGGACAAAACTATAAAAATGTGTTTGACATTGACAAATATCTATAGTATAATTATTAACATTAGGCACACAGGAGACATATATGGCTAAGCCGTTTGACGTAAGTAAATTTAGAAAAGACATTACAAAGAGTATTGATGGATTAAGTATTGGCTTCCATGATCCTACAGACTGGATCAGCACAGGCAGTTATGCACTTAACTATCTTGTAAGTGGAGACTTTTACAAAGGTGTACCCATGGGCAAAGTTACAGTGTTTGCTGGTGAATCAGGTGCAGGCAAAAGTTATTTTGCAAGTGGTAATATTATTAGAGCTGCACAAGAACAAGGTATCTTTGTTGTAGTAATTGATAGTGAGAACGCACTGGATGAAAGTTGGTTACATGCACTGGGTGTTGACACAGATGAAAGCAAACTGCTTAAACTAAGCATGAGTATGATTGATGACGTTGCTAAAACATTTAGTACATTTATGGCAGACTATAAAGCAATGGCAGAAGAAGATCGTCCTAAGGTATTATTTGTACTTGATAGTTTAGGTATGATGATGACACCCACTGATGTTGACCAGTTTAACAAAGGTGACATGAAAGGTGACATGGGACGTAAACCTAAAGCACTAACATCACTTGTGCGTAACACAGTAAACATGATTGGTAGTTACAATGTAGGCATGGTGTGTACTAACCACACATACGCAAGTCAGGATATGTTTGATCCAGATGATAAAATTAGTGGCGGACAAGGTTTTATTTACGCAAGTAGTATTGTTATTGCAATGCGTAAACTTAAACTTAAAGAAGATGCCGATGGCAACAAAGTAAGCACAGTACAAGGTATTCGTGCAGCGTGTAAAGTTATGAAAACACGTTATGCAAAGCCGTTTGAAGCAGTGCAAGTAAAGATCCCATATGAAACAGGTATGGATCCATACAGCGGATTGCTTGACTTATTTGAAGCAAAAGGTATGCTTACTAAACAGGGCAACCGTTTAAAGTATACAACTACTGCAGGGGAAGAAATGCTGGAGTTCCGCAAAGGCTGGACAGGTGATAAACTGCAGGCAATTATGGATGATATTAGTAATGCAGATGGACTAAGTATTGACGATATTGCAGAAACAATTGCTGCACCAAACGGTGATGTAGTTGATCCAGAAACCGGTGAAGTATTAGAGGAAAACAATGAGTGACGTTGAAGTTGTAATTGACGCCTATAAAATTCTTAAAGAATACATACCAGCAAAAGACAGACAGTTGGCAAGTGATCATTTTGTAGAAGATATGCAAGAGATGCTTGATGAACAAGACTTGTTTCAACTCGGTGGTGTAGACAAATATCTCAAAGCAAGCGTTAAAGACTTGCTTGGAGAAGAGGACTTCGAACTCGAAGATGATGAGTATTGAGTCAATACTATAACAGAATCGTAAATGATTTAGGTGCTATTCCAAGTTTCATTAATTACTATGAAAGTGAGTTGGAAGAAGCAAAACGTGAGTGCCATGTTAAAGGTATTGTAGAACGGAACATTACTGCACTGCCTGGAATAACTGAGCATCGTTTCAATCAATTACAAGAGATTGAAGCAGTGCTTAACTTCTTAAACATACAGTTACGCAAGATCAGACGCAAGCATTTCCAAAAGTATTTGGAAGGATATGCCCGTGCGCTAACAAGTCGTGATGCAGAAAAGTATGTAGATGGCGAAGATGAAGTTATCGACTTTGAGACTATCATCAACGAAGTAGCATTACTGCGTAATAGATGGCTAGGCATTATGAAAGGCTTGGACACTAAACAATGGCAAATGGGACATGTTGTTCGTTTGCGTACAGCAGGCATGGAAGATATTAGGATTGATTAAAGATGTTGCATATTTGCAACACTAATACAAAAAAACAACAACCAGGACCAATAATAGGGTTATTGTAATTATATTACAATAAATAACCGCGTTATGTTTTCGCCAAACAATTCGTGTTAATTCACCTTTTTGCAAGCATGACATCCCAAAAAGAGCCACAAGGCTACAAACTAACCCCTCAGAAGGAAATATAAGACAATGAAAAGACTACTAGCAACTACTGCACTATTAGCAGTATTGACAACACCTGTAATGGCTGATGTAACTATCGGCGGCGACATGGAATGGTCATACCAGGATAATGACGGAACAACATCATCAGTGATGGATGGTGATATTAACTTTAAAGCAAGCACTAGCACAGACACAGGCTTAACTTTCGGTGCAGACATTAATTTGGATCACACAGGCGCCGATGATGGCGGCAACAGTATTACTGTTAGCAATGATGTATTTAAACTTGACCTTGGTGATGTAAACAGTGCGCTTGACGCAATTGACGACACAACTGACTTTACATATGTATTGGGCAATGGCTCACCAAGCACAGATCATTCAAGTATTTTAAGTCTATCACCAATTGGTGGACTTACACTGAATAT